CCCCGTACCGCAGCCCGCAGCCGCCGTCCCACTCCGCGTACCCGGCGAAGTCCATCCCCGTCAGCCCCTCGGCCTCCAGGGCCTCCTTCACCTCCTGGGCGATAAACCCGTGGTGCCGCCGCCCGCTGGTCCCTTTGACCCGCAGGAAGGAGCAGGGCCGCAGCCGGTCGAACAGTCCGGAGTACCGGTCCATGTCGTACTCGACCTCCTTCTTCCCCGCCCGGTCGGAGGCCTGGATGGTGCCGTCTTGGGAGTAGACGTCCGCCCAGGGGAATCCGTAGCTGCCGCAGGAAAACATATTGGCCCGGTTTGGGATCACGTTGGCGTCCGCCTGGACATTGTAGTCCCCGATCTCCACCGTGCCGGCCCTCGAATCCAGGAAGATGTGTCCGCCGCTGGTAGTCAGCATAATGGCCCGTGCCATCAGCTCGCACCGGTCCGAGGCGGAGGAGGCCGCGCCGATTCTGAACTCCGCCCCGATGTTTCCCCGGGCGTCCCGCAGATAGATATAGTTTCCGTACAGCGAATTCAGCTGCAGCGTGTTGGTGTTGATGGCCCCGCCGTCAATGGTCGTCCCGTGGTTCCCGTTCAGATCGTCAAAGGTCACCATCCCCCGAAAGGATATGTTCTGGCTCGCAATGGCGATGTTGTCCCGGTACATGGTGATCGTGCTGCTGCTGTCCCCGTTATAGACCCCAAGACTGATGCTGTTCACCGTCTGTCTGAGGGAGGAATAGGCGTTGTCCAGCCCGTTGACCTGCGTCTGGATCGAGGCGGCGGTCTGCTCGATCTTGGAGTTGAGTCCGCTCTGCGTGTTGTTGATCTGGGTGGTCAGGCTGGAGGCTGTCTGCTCAATCTTGGAGGTAAGCCCCTCCCGGGTGTCCTTGATCTCCGCCGTCAGGCTTTTTGCCGTCAGCTCCAGCCTGCCGCTGAGCCCCTCCACCTCGTTCTCCACCAGCAGCGTGATCCGCTCCGCCGTCTTGGTGATGGAGGACCGGATCCGCGCCAGCTCCCGCTCCGACTGCCGCCGGGCTTGGTATTTGTGGGGGTCCTCCTCCTCCGCCTCGTCCCCGCCCGGCGCGGCGATGTCGGCGGAGTACAGCCCGTCGAAGGTAATGTCCGCCTTGGCCAGCACAGAGTACACGCCGCCCACGGTCACGCCGTCCCCCACCTCGGCGGCGGGGTCCGCCAGGGCGTCCTCCGCCCGGAAGGGCCGGTATTCCACCGCCCGCAGCCGCGCCAGCAGCTTCTCCGCCATAGCCTGGCTGGCCCAGGGCACGTCCTTCTCCACATGCCGCCCGGTGTCGTCCCCGGCGGTGTATGCGGTCTGTCCGTCCCTGCGCAGGGTGACCCGGCTGACGGGGTCGGGAGGCCGCCCCGTCTCCAGCCGCCCTGCCCGGGGCCCGATAAACACTTTATCCAACAAGGATTTTCACACCTCCCAGCGTAATGGCCCCGCCGTACTCCGTCACCAGATAGCTTGTCTCCTCCGGGATGTCCCCCAGCCGGAGCAGCAGCAGCTTTCCCTCGTCGGTAATAACCCAGTTCCCGCCCTCGCACACCGCCACGCCCTCCAGGATGTCCTGCATGGCCATGTCGCCGTTCTCGTCCACGGGGTAGTCCACAAGGAACTCCCCGGACAGCATGGTCCTGGGGTCCAGCTCCACCCCCATCCGTTCGGCGATGTCCTCCACCGCCTCCCGCTCGGGCATGGGCCAGACGGCGTAGGGGTCGATGTTCCACGTCTCCCCGGCCCGGCGCATGGCGTCGAAGCCGTGGATTTCCATGGTTCCCGTCACGCTGTCCCGCTGCCGGGTGGAGATAAAGAACACCCCTTTGGGGACCCACTCCGACGCCTCGCCCCCCAGGACCAGCCGGACGAATACCCGCATTTCCGCGCTGCGGGGAATCTCCCCCGGATTCCGCAGGGCCAGGTCGATCTGCCGGGAGGCGCAGTTGCCGATGTCCGGCTCCGCAAACGCGCCCCCGGAGGTTTCCAGGGACAGGAGCCGGTCCTCCAGGTAGTCCTCCCCCGCGATCCGGACCCGGACCTCCTTCCGGTGCCCCGGGTTCCGCAGAAGCCTCTGGTACAGCCCGCTTGTCTGGTGCATATTATTTCTCCTCCAGTTCAAAGCTCCCGCCGGAGAAGTACGTGTGTCCCCCTCGGACGGTTTTCGCGGCGGCGGAGGGCCCGGAGACGTAAAAGAGCTTGGTGCAGACCCCCAGCCGGTCGTCCGCGTACCGCGCCTGGACCGGCCGGACCTCCAGGGCCGCCAGGAGCCTGCGCCACGTGTCGTCCCGCAGCTCGACCAGCCCCGCGGAGATCCCCCGCTTGCGGATTTCCGCGCGGTAGACGGTTCCGTCCAGAGCCGTCACCTCCCGCCCCTGCCGCACGATCTCCGTCTGCTGTAAGCCTCCGGAGCGGAGCCATGGGGTGAAGTCCACGCCATTGATGATGAGAATAGCCCGCATATGGCTTCGCCTCCTATACGCCCCTCGACTTATCGTTGCGGTCCTGCCAGTCGGTGACCATCTCCCCTACTTTCCGCAGGTTCATGTTCACCGACACACCTACCAGCGCGTCCCGCACGGCGGCGGCGATGTCTGCGGCAGAGGCAGATGGCCCCGTATTGTTGCCCAGGGCACTCCGAACCGCTGCTGCAATATCGGATGCCTGATCTACTGGATTGTAGGCTATACGAGGCTCCTCAAAGGTAGACGGCAGCCCCCGTTCCATGCTTTCCAGAGCCGTTCGGGCCATTTCCGCATAGGTCGCGCTCAGCGCGGCCTTTTTCTCCTCTGCGCCCTTGATAATGCCCTGGATGTCAAACCGTCCCGTCTCAACAAATGCCTTGGATGGAGATGCCTGCCTGACTTCCCGCTTATAGGCATCAAGCGCAGCCCTTCCCATTTCAGCATATTTTTGAACAAGGGGCCGTTTCTGGTCATCGGTACCGTCTATAAGACCCTGGATGTTATTCCAACCGGCCTTATAAGCATCGTCTTTCAGATCCATATCCTTGATGGCATTTTCCAGGTCCTTTCCAAGCTCCTCCATCTTTTTATCAAACTCAGTCTCCATCTGCGCCACCGTGGTGGAGAAATCCTTCTTCCCCTCCTCCACCTTGGCCAGCTGCTCATTCAGAGCCGCGATATCCTCCGTACCGCCCTTGACGATGGCGTCCAGTATCTGCGCGGATTCCTGGCTGCCGTCCGACAGCTTTTTGACCAGCCCCTGATCCACGCCCATTTCCATGGCCTTCTTGATGTTCTCGTTGTAAGTCTCCATATAGGAGACCTGCCCCTTGAGCGTTTCGATCAGGCTGTCAATGGAGGTCTTGGCGGAACCGTCCATCTCCTCGAAAAGCCCCATTTGAGAGTTGATGCTTTCCATGGCGGCGGCATAGCTCTCGTTATAAGCCGCCTCCAGCGTCTCGATCTCCGCGATAAGGCCCTCCATGCGGGCGGTCATTTCCTCTGTCTGGGAAGCCATTTCCAGAGACTGGGCCGCCGCCTCTTCCTGCCGCTGGCTGTAAGCTGCAGTGGCCTCCTCCATGGCGGCAATCTGCTCTGCGTTTTCCTCCTGTGCCTTTGTCAGCGCCTCTACTCCGCTGCTCAGCTGTCCTACATCCACAGCCGCATCATTCATTGCTCCGCCGAAGCTGTCCCACTGGGCGGAGGCCATGGCTTCACTCAATTCAGACTGCGCGTCCTCCAGTTCCCGAGCAATAGCCTGCTGCTCTGTATACAGCTCATTGAGCCGTTCCAGCTGCGCCTCGTTTTCCTTCTGATCTCCAGAAGCGTCTGCCATCCGCTCCAGTGCGCCGCTGGTCATGTTAATAGAATCAGAAGCTTCATCATAAGCCAGGCTCAGATCCGGAACCGCCTGGTTAAGCTTCTCGACCATCTGGAGAATAACTTCCTTTTGGGAAGTGGATTTATTTTCTACAGCCAGAAGATTCTCCAAGGCTTGAATGGTATCTGTTAAGGAGGACTGCTCATCCTCCATGGCTTCTTTCAGCTCCTGATACGCCTCCTTGGATTCCCGAAGAGACTTGACAAAGGATTGCGCTTCTGCATCCGCACGCTCAACTGTCATGGAATATGCGGCAATCGCTGCTACCAGCGCCGTCATACCGGCAACCAGTAAATAAGCCGGATTTGCACTCATTACCGCATTAAGCACAGCCTGTTTTGCCGCCGCAATATGCGATGCGTTTGCCGCCAGCGTCAGCCCGACAGTCAGTGCGCCGATCCCGGCTGTAACGGCAACGGTTGCACTAACGACCTCCGGGTTTTTTTCCACGAAATCCGCCGCCCAGATAAACGCGTCCGCGCCGGTATTGTAAAGCTGGGTAAGCGCCGGATTCAGCTGCTCGCCAATAGCAACTTTCAGATTTTCTGCCGCATTAGCCATTCGCTGGCTTGCAAACTCGCCTCCTCTGGACATCTTCTGGTAGGCTGCTTCCGCAGCTCCGGCGCTGTTCTGCATTTCCTTCAGGACAGAATTAAATTGGTCCGCGCCGCTGTTGAAGATAGACAACGCGCCAATCCCTGCCTCTGTGGAGCTCCACAGCTCGCTGAACGCCGTAGTGCTGCCGTTTACGCTGTCGCCCAGTATGGCCAGTACGTCCCCCATAGATCGTCCGGCCTTAGTGAGGTCTGCAAAAGATTTGCCTGTTTTATTCCGCAGAATGCCGGCCACCTTAGAACCAGAATCGCCCAGCTCGCTGATCATGGATTTAAGATATGTCCCAGCCTCCGCAGTGGCAATACCATTTGCAGTCAGAACAGCGTAGGACGCCCCCAGGTTGTCCATCTGAACATTGTAGGCAGCGGCCAGCGGGATCACCTTGCCCACAGAATTAGCCAGTTCGTCTACCGATGTCTTACCTTTTTTCTGGGTGGTAATAAGGATATCGGAAACTTTTGTCGTATCCTCTGCGCTCAGTTTGTATGAGTTGAGGGCGGTAGTCAGCACATCCACAGATGTCTCGACAGATGTAAAGCCGCCTTTCGCAAGCCTGGTTGCTTTTTCTACATTGGCAAACGCCTCTTCCGTTGCTACACCAGAGGAGATCGCCTGGTAGACAGCTTCCCCGATCGACTCGGCGGCAATATTGGCATCGTTAGAAATCTGGAGGATTTTCAACCGCATTTCGTCAAGAGATATGACAGACGGGTCTGAAATAGTGGAAATTTTGAAGATGGACTTTTCAAAAGCTCCTGCCGCATCGGAACATTCTATCAGCGCATCGGTAATCTCCTGTATTCCTTTGGTGACCCCCGCCGCCACAAACGCCTGGGCCAGCGCCTCCACCGCGCCGGTGGACTGACGCCCGAACTTCTCCGACGCCGTTCCGGCCTCCTTGACCTCTTTGCCGTATTTGTCGATGGAGCGGGCGCACTGGTCCGCGCTGCCCTGGGCCTCCGCCAGATACCGGTTGTTCCGGTCGATCTCATCGGACAGATCGTTCAGATCGATCCTGGCGTTGTTCAGCTGCTTCTGCCATGCCTGCACGCTTTTTTCCGCTGCGCGGCTGGCCGTCTCCGCCTCGGCCTGGACGGCCCCCCACTTCTCGATCTCCGCCGTGAGCTCCGCCTGCCGCTGCCCGGTATCGCCGGCGGAATCCTTCAGCCTGTCCAATTCGGCGCTGTACGCCGAAACCTTTTCCCCCGCGTCCATGGCGGCCTCGGCATAGGCCTTCTGATGCTCCAGCGCGTTCGCCAGAGCCTTTTCCAGCTCGGAAACCTTTTCCCTCTGCTTTTCGTACACGGCGTCCAGCGCGGAGGACTTCGCCGTAAGGGCCTCCATGCTGTTGGCGTTGTCCCGGAACTCGCTTTCCACAAGGGAAAGGCTGGATTTCAGCATAGACAGGGCGCTGTTGCACTCCGAGATCGCCTTCTTGTACTGCGCTTCGCCCTCAATGGCAAGCTTTGTGGAAATCGTTCTGACCGCCATCAGTCATCCTCCCGCTTTTTCTTCACCCCGTGGGCCTGCAGATACAGCTCCCACGCGTCGCTGATCTCCCCCGGGGAGGCCAGCAGCGTCTCCTTCCGGGAGAAGCCGCAGGCCGTCCCCATCCGGAGAAAATGCGCCCGCTTCACACTGTTTTTTTTTGCTCGTTCAGCTCCGCCAGGCCGATATCCACCTCATCGCTGTCCGGCTCGATCTCCCTGCCGAATCCAAGGGAGATGGCGGACGTGACCGCCATTTTCAGCGCAGCGATCCCGCTGGGGGCGGTGGTCGCCCCGATCTCCTCCGCGGAGATCAGGGGGGCGCTGTCATAGCCCATGTGCCGCCGCGCCAGCTCCCCCTGCTCCGCCAGGACGGACGCCGCCAGGCAGGCTGCTTGAAATCCCTCCCGGCTGTTGGCCGAGACCGCCTCGATCAGCTCCTGCACCCCGCCGAAACGCTCCTCCAGCTGGAACATGGCCTCCACGGTGAAGGCCAGATACCGCTCCCGGCCCGCGAGGGCGATCCTTACTGCCTTCATACGCCGACCTTTTCACCGGCGGGGGGCTTGGCCGCTCTGGCGGCGGGAGTCAGCATGGACTTCACCCACGCCAGCGCGGCGTCCTCCGTCTCGAACTCCTCCGTGTGCCGCCAGTCCCCGTTGTTGGCGTTGGAGACGGTAAAGGTGGTGGCGCTGGTGCCGAAGGTGATGCTGTCCGCCTTGGTCTGGGCGGTATCGTTGCCCAGCGCGGCCTTTACCCTGGGATAAAAATACCCCTTGAATACCAGCTTTCCCCGGCGCATCAGCTTCTTGTAGTAGGTTAGCCCGCCGGGAGGCGGGTTGTCGCTGGTGTTATACACCACTGTCTTTTCCTTAACGGCCGCGCCGTAGATCACAGACGCCACCGTATCCAGGATGTCGTCCGTCTCCATGGCGATGGACCCGCTGACGAACTCCTCCGCGCTCTCCGCCAGCTCATCGTCGGCGTAGAGCTTGCCGGAGGCCATGGTCAGCGTCAGGTCCGCCTTCACCAGCCGTCCGATCTTCACCGGCTCCCCCTTGTATACGGGGAGCTCTCCCTCCGGCTCCGATTCGATTGGAGCGAAATACGGGTTTTTTGCGCCAAAACTTGCCATAGTAATATCCTCCTTGTTGATTTATAAATTCTTGCTGTCCAGATACGCCTGATAGACCTTTTCTCCGGCTGCCGCCGCCTCGTCCTCTTTCCTGGCGATGGCGGACTTGAGCGCGGGCCGGGCGCGTATATTCCTCTTGGGCGCGCCATACTCGTTGATAAAAGCGATCTCGGCATTCCGCACGGTCTTTTTGCCCCGCTTGCGGCTTCCCTGTGGATAAATGGAGATCGAATATCCGTCCTTCCCCTTTTTGACGCTTCCCTTCCGAATGGATTTTGCGGAGATCCCCAGGGAATAGGGTCCCTTCCACCGGCTTTCGATCTCCGACCGCTGCGCGGACAAGATCACATCCGCTTCCGCATGGAGCATATCCGCCACGACGCGGTCTGGAAGATAGGCCAATTCGGAAAGATCAAGGGACAAGGAGTCAATGCCGTTTGACTTCAAGCTTCCCATGATGCCTCTTCCACCCCCTCCGCCGTCTCGCACTCAAACACGAAATGCCTCCCGTCCTGGTCGCTGGCGTCCTCGCTGCGGGGCCAGGTAAAGCCCGCCTGATACAGCGCCGCTTTGGTTTTCCTCACCCGCGCCGTCACATTTTCATCCAGCGGCGCGAAAAAGTGGACCGATACCAGCCACCGCTCACAGCCCGGCTCATCGTCTCCGAAATCGTCCCCGTAGGAGGAGCAGGAAAACGTATAGTACTTAGGCGGCAGGTCCTGCGCCGCCGCGTACAGCAGCGCGGCCTCCACCGGGTCCCCGAAGGGGGACAGCGCCGCCACGATCCTGGATTCTACACTCACCGCGCCGCCCCCTTCCGCTGGACCTGTACCTCCAGCCATTTTCCCCGCTCCTCCACGTTGTCCACGCTGACGATCTCATAGGGCCGGGGGTCCCCCCGCCGGTAGACCAGCAGTGTGCTGTCGATCTTCGGCGAGTACCGCATGGTCAGGGTAGCCGGTTCCCGCAGCTGAAGCTGCATGGCGGAAAAGACCTCCGCCCCGTGGGCGTTGACCCACTTGCAGTGGACGGGCCTCTCCTGCCCCGCGCCGTCCAGGCCGAAAACAGGCTCTTCCCGCTCCTTCAGCGGATAACCTTCGCCATCCACGCCCCGGACCACCCGCCGGAAATAAACCAGCGTCCGCAGCTCCCCCGCCCTCGCTTGCTTCGCCATGGCTCACACCCCCTCCGTCAATTTCAGCTGATTCACCATCTGCCGGAACGCCGGGTTGTCCACGGTCACCGCGCCGGTATAGCTCGTATCCCGGTTATCCCAGAAATTCAGCACCAGATAGTTGACGCACAGGTCATACTGAGCCTGCCGGGGCGTCCCCGCCGCCGGCAGGGAAACCCCCGCCTGGGCCAGATACCCCTCCGCCGCACTGAAAAACAGGGGGATCAGCGTCCGGACCTCCGGATCGTCCGCCAGCTCCGCCAGCTTGCAGTAGTCCAGTAACGCGGCCCGCCGCTCCTCCGTCAGCGCGTCGCCGGTCATTTGACATCCCCGCTTCCTCCGCCGGTCCTGGCGGACCCGCCCCGGGCGGCCAGGGTGACAAAGGGGCTGCGGGTCTTGACGCTGTGCTTCAGCGTCACCGGCGCGGTGACCTTGGGGGTGCCGTTGCAGCGCAGCACCATCCGGAAGCAGTACTGATCCGTCAGGAACTCCACGTGCATGGACCAGTCCTGCTTGGCGGTGCCCTTGCGCAGGAGCATGTACTGCTTCAGGTCCGCCAGAATCACGTCGCCCTTCTCGCCCATGGCCTGACAGTTGTCGTTGAACAGCACCGGGCGGCCCAGGATGGTCTGATACTGCGCCCCGGAGATGCCGCCCTCCGGCATCCATACCGGCTTGTCTCCCAGCATCAGCTGGGGCAGCTGGTCCTCCAGATCCGGGTGCATCAGCCATACGGCGTTCCGCCGACCGGTAAACAGGGCCCGGCTCCACATTTTGAGGATGTTCTGGGTGTTCAGCGTCCCCGCCGCCTGACCGGCCTCCGGGTCTACGGCAATCAGCGCGCCGCCGTTGAGAATGCCCTTGGGCTTGCCCTCCCCGTCGCCGGCAATGATGGAATCCTCCAGCAGCCGGTTGGAGGCCAGAGTGAACGCCGTGCCAAAGAATCCGGTCATGAAGGCCGCGTCCTGGAGCAGCTCGTCGGTGGCGTAGGCAAAGCCCATCATCTTCTCCAGATCCAGTTTCAGCTCCTTGAACTTGGGCTTGCTGGCGGCGACCGTGGCCCCCTCAGCCGCCCAGTACATCTGCACGCCGCCGAACACGCTGGCGGTGACGTCCGTCTCGTCGATCATCAGCCACCGGGCGGCGTTGGAGTTGGCTCCCACGGTGTAGCTGTCCACCCGGGAAAGGATGTCCCCGGTGGAGACCGCCGTCTCAAGAATCTGCCCGGCAAAATCCTCCTGGATGGCGAAGCCGCCGTCGGCGTCCACGCCCTCGCTGGCTCCCTTCACCGCGTTGTTGACCTGGAGCAGCCGCTTGTCCGCCGTATGGGTCTTGGCGGCGCTGACGATGGCCTGGAGCTGTTCGCCCAGACTGGCGAAGGGCTTCCCGTTGGGCGTGACCTCCACCTGAGGGTTTCCTCCGCCGATGTCCTGGGCGTTTTCCTGGCTGCGGCGCATCAGATTCTCCGTGGTGGCGATCTGAGCGCACAGGGCCTCCAACTCCCTGTCCAGAGCGGCGGCGTCTTCCACCTTGTCCTCCTGCAGCAGCGCCTCCGCCGCCGCCAGCTTTTCCGCCTTCTTCTGGCGAAGCTCGTTCAAAACCTTTGCGTAATCCATGTTGTCCTCCTCGAATCAGTAATATTTTTTCAGGGACAGGGAGGCCGCCAGCCTCGCCTTGATCCCAGGTTCCTCCGGTGGATCGTCCGCCGGGTTTGCGCCACTTGCAGAATCCATGGCGGCTTTCTTCGCCCGCAGCTCCGCCGCGCTGGGCAGGCCGCCCGCCCCGCCGAGGGCCCGCAGGCCCCCGCCCACGGCGTTCATCACCTGGGAGGGGATGATGGAATCCCCTCCGCCGGTGATCTCATCCACCAGCCCGGCCTCCATCGCCTCCTGGACGGTCAGCCACGTCTCCGCGTCCAGCATGGACGCCAGCTCCTCCCGGGACCGTTTGCCCCGGCATTTGATCTCGTAGGCGTTAAGGAGGGACTGGGCGAACTTCTCCAGATCCTCTGCCGTTTTGTAATGGACGTGCTGGTCCCCTCTGGCCGGGAGGGCGGGGTTGTGGATCATCACCTGGGCCACCGGCGTGGCCTTCACCCGCTGGCAGCCCAGCATGGCCACGCTGGCTGCCGAGGCCGCCAGGCTCTGGACCTCCGCCTCCGTGGGGCACTGGGCCCCCAACAGGACGGAGTAAATCTCGAATCCCGCGAACAGGCTCCCGCCGGCGTTGTTGATCTCCAGCGTCAGCGTCTCCCCCGGCGGATTGTCCGCCAGGGCCTGCCGGACGTCCTGGGGCGAGCATACCTGATAGCCGAAAAAGCGGTAGATCCAGGCGTCCTCATCGGTCACGATATAGCCATTCATTTGTGTCCTCATGTTCCGTCTCCTTCCGCAGAATTTCCGGATACGATGTTTTCCACCGTGTCCAGGTTTTTTGTCATGAAGAACCGGGCTCCCATCCCGCCGGGCAGGGGGTTCTTCTCCTCCAGGGCCCGGCAGTCGTCCGGACAGTACACGCTGCTGGCAATCATCTTCTCATAGAACCGGCTCCGGCTCTCGTTGTCCCCCCGCAGCCGCGCCGCCACATTCATCCTCAGGTACAGCCCCGCCGCAAGCTGGTCTGTCCGCAGGAGCTTGTACTGGAACTCCTCCTCCCACTGGGTCACGTAAGGCTGGAGAGTAGAGATCACGAAATCCAGCTGTTGCTGCTCGTTGGAGGAGTAGGCCTGCTTGCCGCTTTGCAGCATGTACTGCGGGATCCCGGTAAAGCGGCTGACCTCCTCCACGGAGAAATTCCGGCTCTCAATAAACTGGGCGTCCCTCTGGTTGAGCCCAATAGGGGTGTAGGTCATACCCCGGTCCAGCACCGCCACCTTGAACTCATCATCGGAGGCATACTTCTGGAAATTTTCCTTGATCCGGTCCCGCCCCTCTTGGCCCAGGTCCGTGTCCACCGACACGATGCCGCTCATCCGCGCCCCGTTCTGGTAGAACTTCCGGGCGTATTTCTGAGCCCCGGCGTCCGCCGCGATGGTGGATTTTGCCAAAGCCAGCAGGCCCTTGCCATAAAGGCCGTCGTAAGTGTCAAAGAACACGATCACCAGCTCCGACGGGGCGAAAGTCCTGGTCAGGCCGTCCACGGTGAAGTCGTACCACAGCTGCCCGCTATCCTGGTCCCTCCGGATGGTCCGGCCCTCGGTGGGAAGGGGGATCAGGTCGGTGGTCCGCCCCGTCCGGTCCCTGAAGATGCCCAGATACCCCTCCCCGTGCCAGAATGCCTGGCTCATAAGGACCTTCCGGCACAGGGCTGGCCCCATCCGGGCATTGGGACGGACCTTCAGCAGATAGTCCAGCTCCGGCAGGGCCACCGGGTACCGCCCGTCCTCCCGCCGCTGGTAAACGGCCATGGGCATGACGCTCATAGCGTTGGTGAGGATCCGGTGGGCGGCGGCAATGGGAGACTCCTGCTCCGCCGTCCGCTGGCCGGTGGGCAGGTCCTCCCCGGCGAAAAATACCTGCTGGAACCAGCTCTGCACCTGGCTCCAGTCCAGCTCCCGGACCTCCACCTTGTTTTGTGCCCAGCTGTTCATAGACCGTGAAAACAGCATCAGCCGCCGCCCCCTCTCCGGGACCGGGCCACTACCACGCCGTAGCCCAGGCAGCAGGCCCCGGCCACCGCCAGCGCCGCGCTGGCCCCAAAGGCCCGCCCCGCCGCCGCAGTAAAGCACACCCCGGCGGCGACCAGCAGGAGGTCGTCCAGGTACAGCCCCAGCCAGCCCGCAAGGACCGGCAGCAGGGGCCGCGCCCTGGTCCAGAAGGTTTGTATTCGCTTCTTCATGTCAAATCCCCCAATCGTCAGACAGAATATGCTCGTTGATGTCGCTCTCCGGCGCCGGCCTCACCAGTACCCGCGCCAAGGCGTTCATAATAGCCGCCAGCGGGTCGATCCGCTGGGAATCGTCCTTGTGCTTCTTGTTGAGCTTCACGTCCCCGAAATTGTTCTGGACCTCGATGGCGTTGCCAAGGCACCAGATGAGCAGCGGGTTCTCCTCGATCACCAGCTTCCTCTGGAGCAGCAGCTCCCGGAAGCCCTTCACCGCCAGGTTCTGCCCCGCGCAGGTCTGGGCCACCTCCACGCAAAAATCGGCGTTGTTCCGCTCCTCGCACATCCGGATGGCCAGGTCCGTAGCGTTGTGGCCGTCGTAGTCCACCTCGTCCACCTTCCACCCGTGATCCCGCTCCCCGGCGCAGATCCAGTTGTCCACATACCCGTTGTCCGTCACGTCCCCCGGCGTCAGGGTGCAGTACCCGCCCCGGGCCCAGGCGATATAAGGGACCCGGTCCGTGTGTTCGTGCCGCGTGGCGGCGTTCTCCGGCAGGAAGCCGTGGGCCTTGATTCCATACCGCCCGTCCGGCAGAGGGAACACCGCTCCGGTACCGGACAGGTCGATCCGCTTGCCCAGGTCAAACCCGCAGTGACAGTGCTGTCCGTCCGTCAGCTCCGCGAACTGCTCCCGGGGAACCTGGGCCTTCCGGGCCAGCTCCATGAGCCGGGCGTCCAGATAGCTGTTGACGCTCTCCGCCTGCCACTGGCACATCCGGCGGGTAAGGAATTTGCTCAGCTTCGCCGGGTCCCCGGATCCATAGGCGGCGGTGTACTCGCTCTCGATCTCCCCCAGCAGGGTGGCGCTGTACTCATTGGGATACCGCAGCACCGGGTTGGGCAGGACCCACAGCCGCTTGTCGTGGGGGTCCGCCTCCGGCGGCAGCTCCCGGATCATCACAAAATACCGCTCGTCCTCCACCTCACCCCGGAGCACCTGCTTGGCGTACTGCTCCTCCCGGAAGCAGGGCTTCGATTCCGCCCCGTCCCCGGCGGTGGTAATCACGTCCAGCAGGGACTGGACCCGCTTGCCGAAGGAGTCCTTCCCCAGGTCGTAGATCTCGGAATTCATGTGCGCGTGGTACTCGTCCACCTCGAAATACGAGGGCGCGCCGGAGTCCTTGTTCTTGGTGTCCTTACTAAGGGCCCGCATAAACCCGCCCCGGGTCCTGTGAACCACCGGATTGGACCGGGGGATCACCAGCCGCTTGGCAATATTGGGCGAGGCCAGCGCGATTTTCTTTGCATCTCCGAATACCCGCATAGCCTGCCCCCGGTCCACCGCCGCGCACTCCACCTCCGGCTCCTGCTCGAACCGCGCCAGCTCCGGACGGTAGGGCGGATACACCGCGTCGCCGCACATGTGATACAGGCACTTGCAGCTGACCTCCGTGCTCTTCACATTCCCCCGCCCCCGCTTGCAATAGCTGCGGTTAAACCGCCTCGCCCCGGTGTCCCGATGGACCCAACCATAAAGGCACCCCTGGTCGAAGACCTGCCACGGCTGCGGCTCAATAGGCTGCCCCGCATAGACCCCCCGGACCTGGACGCACTGCCCGAACCACCGGATAATCCGATCCGCCCGGGTGGTGTCGAACACATAGGGGAACTCGTCCGTCCCCTGCCGCTTCAGGTCGTCCAGATGCCTCTGGCACGCCATAATTTCGAAGGGCCCGCACATTTCCCGCAGCTTCCCCTGCGTCGCCTGCTTGGCGTACACCGAAACCGGGTGGTGCAGCCCGCTCTGCCATCTGGTTCCCATATTAATCTCCAAACAGATCGTCGTCCGGCTCCAACTCCGCCGCCTTGGCCCGCTGCTGGGCCAACCGCACCCGCCCGGAGGGCGTCAGCCCCAGCTTCTCCGCGTACTGCAGCAGCGTCCGGTCCAGGGCATGGAGCTTGCCGTTGAGGACGTTCAGCTTCCCCACCGCCTCCAGCAGATCCTTCGGCTCCATGTCCGCCGGCGGAGAGGCGGCGGACGCCTCCGCCACCCCCATCCGCTCCATGAGCCGCCCCGCCAGCAGGATCGTCTCGTCCCGCCGGGCCAGCATGGAGCAGTACCCCGCCAACATTTCGCTGTCCAGATCGTCCAGCAAGGACAGTCCTTCCATGCGCTTCAGGATCTGGTTCCAGTAGGCGTTGGCGGCCTTGTTCCCGGCGATGAACCCCGGTTTCTTCAGCTTGGGGCGCTGCCGCCGGGGCATGACCTCCTCTTCGGCCTGCCGCCGGGCTCCCAGCTCCGCCTGG